AAGAAAAAAAAACTATCCGAGAGGAAGTTAAAGAAGTAAAAGATTCTGATGGGAATGTAACTACACCAGCACAAGCCAAAGAAGAGCGTGAATATGTTGTCTTAGCTCAGAAACGATTTGATAGTGAAACTGGTGAAGCCTTAGATGATTCAAAACGTGAGTATTCTCTATCTGAATTAGAAAGAGAAAAGGCTCGCTATGATAAAGATATGGCAGAAGCAAAAGCAGAAAGTGATGAATTAGCAAAAGCAATAGAAGATTTTAAAAAACTTTAATTAACTAACAAGGAGTCAATAATGGCTAAAAAAGAAAAAGAAAAGCCAGTCTTGAATCTAGATGACAAAGAGTATGTTATCGAAGATATGACTGACGAACAGAAGATGATGGTAAATCACATAAATGATTTGCAAAACAAGCAGAATACGAATCAGTTTATGGCTGACCAGTTAGCTGTTGGTAAGGAAGCATTTATTAATATGCTTCGTGCATCACTAGAAGAAGAGGTTGAAGTAGTAGAATGATCATAAGAAGGTGTAGCCAGGGACATCACGTTAGAGTCCATAAAAATACGACTCCGGGTACTACCCGTGTAAAAACTTATCCTGATGGAACTACGGAAACCCTGGCTTATCCTTCGGCTTATTCATACTTTGTAGATGTAGATGGTGAGGTTAAAAAGAAGAGTAATAGCTTTAAGGTAGTAGAAGAATTTTATGTATCTGAATGTGCAAAAAAACATAGTGATGGACATGGTAGGGTGATCATAGGCAAGCATCATTTGATAAATGGTGTTGCTACATCCCAAGAAGATTACCCTACAAATTCTAATACTAAATCACAGATACAAGATTTTTATGATAAACGTGGGATCTCTTACGGTTCTAGTGAAACTAAAGCAGAACTTCTTTCAAGAATTGTTCCTAAATTACATGTGAATAAAGAAGTGTCTAAGCATTTAAAGGTTTAATAGGAGTAAAGAATGGCTAAAGGATTAAGAGAATATACCTCAGCTGAAGCGACATCGCTTGCTATAGGTCAAAATGGTTTTGATCTTATCGCAGAGCATAATACAAATACATCAGAACCAGATAAGGGAGCATGGATAGCGATACAGGCACTTGGTAAGGGTGGTGGTGATGCAGCTGTTGAGTATTTACAATTAAAGGTTACATCTAATATTGGCGATAGTCTTAGTTCAGCTTGGTTCTATATGGTTCCAGGTGAAATATTATATGGTAATTTTAGTGGTATAATCAATCATACAAATTCTACAGCGACATGCATAGCTTACAGAGGGTGAGAAGGATAGAAAGATTGAAGAGAAAGTTGGGCTATAAAAAGCCTACTTTGATTCAAAGAATTAAGAATTGGTTCAGATCGAAACTGAAAAGGTTTAAATGAACTATACAATAAAAAAATTAAATAATGGAGATTTTGAAGTTGTTAATACGAGCTATAACATACCTATTAATTATGTTTATATTGATTAGTATTACTGGATGTGATTCTGGTTGGTCAGTTTGTGGCTGGGAAGTTAAGTGAGTGAAAAACCTGATACCGCCAGAAGTTATCGTGCTACTGTTCTTGATGATAATGCCATTGTTAGCATTAACCTTAAGTGGCTCGGTCAAATTGCAGTTCTTATTGGAATGTTGGTCTATGGGTATTGGCAAATTGAAACTCGCATTAAGAACCTTGAAAGAAATTTTGATGAAGCTAATACAACTATTACAGAGTTGGTGGAAAAGCATATTGTAGAAGAGCAACAAAGATATATCGAAATGGAAGAAGAGTTAAAGTGGTATCAAAAACTAACTAATAAAAAGAAGAAGAAATAAAATGGATTTTATGGCAGTATATGGCGAAGCAGGTATGATAGGCGTGGTTGGAGTCATGTTTGTTTATCTTGTAATGTCTTTATCTAAAAAATCAGAATCTCAACAACAAGCATTGGAAAATTTAAAGATTGAGAATAAAGGTCAATCTGAAACTCTAGAGAATATGGAAGGCATGGTTATTAAATTAATTAATAGATGGAATCAATCTGATGATAAATTAGATCGTAAGTTTGATGCTATTACCAAAGAGATCAATGACCTTGATAATCAAGTATCAGAATTAAAAGGCTCTATGAGCAGAATCAATGGGCGGCATTAAGTTAGATGCAAAGTTTATTTTTAATATTATTAGCGTACTTGGAGCAGTCGCTTGGGGCTGGTATCAGATGGAATTAAGAGTACAAGCTTTAGAAATGAAGATAGAGCATAATGAAAAGATGGCTAAACTTAGAGATGAAATAATGGAAATAAAGAGTGTTAAAGATGGATTATGATCCCATAGATAAATATAGATATGATGTTAAGGAAAGACTTGCTAGAATAGAATCAATTCTAAATAGGGAGTTACCTGATATAAAAGAACAATTAAAGATATCAAATGGTAGAACAAGGGCATTAGAGAACTGGCGTAGTTATATGTTAGGTGGTATGGCTTTATTAACGGTTTTATTTGGAATTATAAAATAAGGAGAAAACATGGATATTAAATCAATGTTGGTTAGATTAGCTGAAGAACAAGCAGAAAAAATGCAAGAAGAAGCTGTAAAGCATTTAGGTTCTGAAGAAATGACAGAAAAGATCGCTACTGCGATCAATAAAAGAGTTGACATACCATTTGTTAGTGAAGATAAAGAACAGATCTTCTTTGAGAAGGTAGTTGACGTGGTAACAGATGTTCTTGAAGGTTTGTTTAAAGGTAAATAATGCCACAAGGTAAAGGTACATACGGATCCCAAGTAGGTAGGCCATCAAAAAAAAGGAGTTCAAATGCCAAGGTTCGGAAAAAGAAGTCGAACAAGACTAAAAGGCGTAGACGCTAGATTAGTTAATGTATTGAATGAGCTAATAAAGATAATGGATGTGACCATTATTGAAGGATTACGGAGTAAGGAGCGGCAGCAGGAATTATTAGCACAAGGGAAAACTAAAGTAAAGTATTCCAAACACATGGAAGGAAAAGCTGTTGATCTCGCTCCTTACCCGATAGACTGGAACGATAGAGAACGCTTTCATTACATGGGTGGCATGGTAAGAGGTATAGGACATGCACTAGGTTTAAAGATCCGTTGGGGTGGAGACTGGGATTCTGATGGAGAAATAAAAGATAATAAGTTTGATGATCTAGTCCATGTAGAGATACGAGATTAATGCCTGGAGAAGATTTCACCAGGGACAACGATGACAATCTCATCGCATGCCCTAGGTGCAAGGGGAGATCTCTTAGACGAGATGGGTGGAGTTATTATAAGAACAGCAAAAAACAGCAATGGTATTGCAATACTTGCTATAGAAAAACACTAAAACCTGAAATAATAGAATCCTCTCCTTTTACGGTTGAGGATAAAGATCCAGATGACATGCCTATTGAAGAGCTTATTGCTCATAGGAAAAAGAAGTATGATTATAAGAAGTCATCTAAAGAAACAAGAAGGTTAGTCAACATAAATATAGAGTCAGATGGGCCAATAGGTATAGCTCATTTTGGCGATCCTCATGTTGATGATGATGGGACAGATCTATCTCAGATCATAATGTTCATGGATGTTATAAACAATACAGAAGGTATGTATGCTGGTAATCTTGGCGATATACAGAATAATTGGATAGGAAGATTAGCTGCACTATATGGACAGCAATCTACTTCTGCTAAAGAATCCTGGAGACTTACTGAATACTTTGTAAATAAGCTTAATTGGCTCTATTTGGTAGCAGGAAACCACGATGTCTGGTCAGGTGATGGTGATCCCCTAGAATTCATAATGCGTGATCATAAAGGGCTATATGAGCGTTGGGGGGCAAGGATGAACCTAAGGTTCCCAAATGGTCAAGAGATAAGAATAAATGCAAGACACACTTTCAAGGGTAACTCTATGTGGAATACTGCTCATGGTGTAGCTAAAGCTGCTCAAATGGGTTGGAAAGACCACATTCTTACTTGTGGACATACTCATGTTTCAGGATATCAAGTATTGAAAGATCCAGCATCAGGTCTTATAAGTCACGCATTACAAGTAGCATCATTTAAAATAATGGATAACTATGCAGACAAATTAGGATTAGATGATAAGAATATATTCAACTGTCCTGTTACAATAGTTGATCCACAATATGATCATGATGATAACCGACTTATAACGACAATTTTTAATCCCATTGAAGCTTCAGAGTATTTAACTTATAAGCGAAAAAAATGGAAAAAATCAAGTAAAAAATAACAATGCCTAAACAAGTTTGGAAAATAGAACGATTTGATGGTGGGCTCAATAATGCGAATGATCCAAGAGATATATCCGATAATGAGTTAAATGCAGCTACTGGTATATCAGTTAATAAAAAAGGAAGAATAATTACAGCTGGTCGATTTGTATCTCATGATGCTCCTGATGTTATTGGTAGTAGTATTACCAGTGAAGGATATGGTATGTTTGCATTTTCTCATGATAGAACTTTAGCTCATAATGGGACTGAAGCTGAACTTACTGGTCAGCACACAGGAAGTGATCACGCTACTATAATGACAGATTCTTCAGGTTCTTTTACTACTGATGAATTAATAGGCTCAACTATTAAAAATGATACTGATGGTAGTTCTGGTGTAATAACAGATAATGATGGTACCACTATAACAGTTAGTGCCTTAGCAGGTGGTAGCGATAATAGTTGGGATGATTCAGATGATGATTATTATAGGGTAATACCAGCAGAAACTGGAGATAATTACTTGATAACAAGTTCTGGCGGTACAGGAGCTGCTTTTAAAGTATATTCTTTTAATACAGATGTTCATTCTGCTAATATAATAGATCTTGGGATT